CCTTGGGATTTTTTCGGCCCTAACTGGTAACAACCCCCCGCCCATAACTTAACGAGCCCCGCCATTGAGCGGGGTTTTTTATTGCCTATCGATTGCGGGGCCGTGGTGCCCTTGTAACGGCTTTAAATGGTTCTCGGGTGTATTGGTGCCCGTGTTATTCGTTCGGGGCTTGTATGGGCTTTAAAGAGTGCACCACGCCGACGCGCCCGCCCTTAATCGGAATTCGTAAAGGGGGTAGGGGGTAAAATCTCGGGATATTCTCGGGGCCTTTATCATAACGTTATGAGCCCCAATTTATTAAACCCATATTTTAAAAGGGCTCGCGGCTATTAGTGAAAATTACCCGAGTTATATTTTTTTATTATTATTTATTATTTACCCCAATTATTAACGGGGCTCGGCTACGCTTAAACCTATACAAATAAAGGGCTTGCGGGCTATTACGGGGCTTGCCGAGCTTGGCCGACGAGGGGCGGGGCGGGTGACGGGTGGGGGGTACCCGTTACCGTATACAACCACGACATAATTTCAGGAAAATAGCACTGTCAACGGCATATGCTTGATCCGTATAGGGGCATAGGGACATAAAACTGTAAACCCAATGTATCTGCATACCCATTTTGGGGGCCAGTGTTGACAAACTGTAAAGATAACATCCATATATAGCACAAATGTCGGATAATGACACTAATTAGAGTAAAAAGATGCCCATAGTGGTTGCTATTTGTTATAATATTTCGTATATTGAGACATAACTATAGCATGAAGGTTTAGATATGAATCTAGATGATGGAAAAACATCACTAAGTCTGGATATTAGTGTAGAGAATGACTTAGAAATAGACGCTGATGGCGTACTACACATAATTACATTTATCTTTGTAGATGACTCGGACGAACCTACGGAAATTCGTTTGAGCTTTGAAGAAGTAATAGACAACCTCATCGACTTCTACCGTGATGATCCTGTTGATCAAGCAGGTTACCAGCAACTTTACTCAATCGCGAATGAATTCACCAGACACGCAGATCGTTTACGCGATGTAGCTGGACAGATGGAAGATCGCAATATCTCAGAGGATCTATTTAATGGAATCATCGATCCAAAATACAACTCCACCTTATAGCCTCTATCGCGCAGAGCGTATGGAGAATTTAGACGCTACCCAGATAGGGGAAGTAGGCGAACATTTCGTAGTCAGTGTTTTAGGTGGGTTTGGATTAGAAGTTTATAAGACCAATGCTAAAGGATTTGATCTTCTTGTGTTAGGCGACAAGCCAATACGAGTAGATGTCAAAACGAAGTCCTCATTAGAAGGGCAACGAATTTACAACATAAAAAAAGGCAAGAAGACAAACTACAGGGACTTTAATCCCCAAGCTTGTGACATCTTTGCCTTGGTATGTTTAGAAGATCTCTCTCTGTCATTTCACAGATCAGAGGATTATGCGGGTAAACGTAGTATTTATGTAAATGCCGATAGGCACAGTGCTACAGATCCGTATGAAAGTTGGGTGTCTGCAACGGACATAAAAAAAGCCGAGTGGGCTATATAGTATATATACCCTCGGCCGAACACGTTCTTATTTTAGCATGGATTTTCCATTCTGTCTATAGTAATTCTGTTATAATTGTCACATGATGCCCGTAGCAAACAAAAGTTAATTAGTCAACAAGTGTTGCTAATTGACAATATTAATGGTATAACAAGCGACAGGTACAATGGCTAAACTAAAAAAGCCCGAACCTTCACAAGCAATTAACCTCGTATATATAAGAGCGGCGATACTAGCCAACACAGGCGTAAAGCTCACCTTAGAAGAAGTACGAAGGTATCTTGTAGAAGAAAAGATAATCACTCCTAAACAGGCCGTGCATAACGCGCAAATCTTCAGAGGCTACTCTGATTATTTCGGCTTAGAGGATTATTCCGTTGAACTCTCCCGTGAAGATGACAGCATTTTTTAAATCAAAATAAAAGGCAGGAACATGAAAGTTACTAAAGCAAATTGTGGCGCATCCGTGAAAGCGGCTAATGGTGGCTACATGAAGGTTAAGAAGACGGGCTACAACCAAGGTGGTACGGCTTCTAAAAAGAAATCCGATATGGATGATCGTTCTAAGTTTGCAAAACGCGCTGAAGGCGTGAAAGCAAATAAGGGCGGAATGGCCTCAAAAAAAAAGTAAAAAAATATAACCAAGGCGGAGCTACGGGCCGTGTTGCAGTAAACGTATGTAATGCGTGTTCAACACCGAAGAAGTGTACGTCTAATGGTCGTTGCGTTAAATCAGGTAAGAAGCTTACTTAATGCCAAAATTATGCGCCAGAGGTAAGCGGGCCGCTAAATCCCGCTACGATAAATATCCATCAGCTTATGCGAACGGCCATGCTGTCCGTGTTTGCAAAGGGGATATTGCTGGTCTTGATGGCAAGAAGAAGTCATCTGGCGTCTACGCTCAAGGCGGTGGTTATGTAATGAGCAAAGGCGGTCTTGCAGAATGGTTCGGGCAGAACGATGGCAAGGGCTGGGTTGATTGTAAGACAGGCAAACCGTGTGGTCGAAAGAAGGGTGAGAAACGTGGTTATCCAGCGTGTCGCCCAACAATGGCCCAATGTAAGAAATCAAAACCTAAAACGGCGAAGACGAGTGGTAAGCGAGTAGCGTGGACTAAGCCGCCGAAATAAGCGAGGGCATATAATGGCAAATAAGCCAGTAGATAAAAAGAAGATGGCTTGTAACAAACCCCGCCGTACCTCGGGTGGATCTAAGAAGTTTGTTGTGAAGGCGTGTCAGGATGGCACGGAAAAAATTGTAAGGTTTGGAGATCCCAATATGAGGATCAAGAAGTCCAACCCCAAACGCCGTAAGTCTTTTAGAGCTCGGCACGGTTGTGACAAAGCAGGGGCGAAGAATAAATTAACGGCAAAATACTGGTCATGTAAAAAGTGGTAATGGGATGGAATTAGACATACGGATGCTAATTACACTTGGGGGAATATTAGCAAGTGTAGTATCAGCGTCGGCAATAGCGAGGCAACAGATTAAGCATCTGGAAGAAGAGTTAAAAGAATTAAAGTCTTTCACTAATAAGATGGAGCTCCGTCTAGATCGCAATGATATGACAACCAGCATTAATGAGCAAAAGCTCACTGAGTTGTCCGTGGTTTCTTCTCCGAAAGAGAGAGAAGGATTAGTTAGGGAATTGGAAGGTTTAAAAAAAGATATTGCCTTTCTTAACAAAACAGGTAATAATTAATGTCAGAAGAGAAGCAATATACGGAAAAACAAAACGCCTTTCTTGAGGCCCTAGTTGGGGAATCAAGAGGGGATATTCGTTCTGCTATGAGAAGTGCAGGTTACTCTGATTCCACGAAAGTGCATGAAGTAGTTAATCCTCTCCGAAATGAGATTGTTGAGCGAGCTAGTATGATGCTTGCAATGAATGCACCTAGAGCAACATTTTCTATGATCGACGTTTTGCATGATCCAGCGGCTATGGGGGCTCGCAACGCAGTTGCGGCGGCGCGTGAAATTTTAGATCGCTCAGGTCTGGTTAAGAAAGAGCAAGTAGAAATTAAGGGGCCAGAAGGCGGTATATTTATTTTACCTCCAAAACAAGCAGAGCCTGTAGATAATGAGCAAGACGAAAATTAATTTTTGGGAAAATAAAAAAAGACCAAATGAAACTGCAAAAATTCCATACGGCTATAGAGCCAGTGAAGATGATCTTCTTGTACTTGTGGCAGACGATGAAATCGTGGTGCACGTCGAGCAAGCAATGGATTACCTTGATAATGGGCAAAGTTATAGGGAAGTCGCTAATTGGCTCTCTGAAACTACTGGTGAAACGATCAGCCATCAAGGCATTGCTAATATTTGGAAACGCGCTCGCGGGGCTACTAGCTCGCGTACTAAACAGCTTAGAGCTAACAAGAGAAAAACTGCGCCAAAAACTAAAGAACAACGAGAACTCGCAAGCCTAAAGAAAAAAGAGGCGGCGGCGAAACGAAGCTTAACCGTAACTAAGAAAAAATTAGGACAGCTTAAAGAACATGATGAAAATCAATCCGATCCCAGCACCCCAAAAACCACAAATAAAGAGGGGGTCAGCGGCGGATTAGATTTTGATGCTACACCAAAAGATAAAGAAGTTATATTCGCCCCTAACAAGGGCCCGCAAACAGAATTTTTATCGGCATCAGAAAGAGAAGTCCTATACGGGGGCAGTGCGGGCGGGGGTAAGAGCGCAGGATTACTCGCAGACCCCTTGCGATACTTCTCCGTACCAAGTTTCAACGGGTTGTTACTCAGACGAACTAACGACGAACTTAGAGAACTCGTCTGGGCCAGCCAAGAGCTTTATCCGAAAGCGTACCCGGGAGCGAAATGGGCGGAGAAGAAGAGCCAATGGACGTTCCCAAGCGGAGCCCGATTATGGATGACATACCTAGAACGTCCTGAAGACGTTTTACGTTACCAAGGTCAGGCGTTTAGCTGGATAGGTTTTGACGAATTAACGCAACACCCGACAAGTTTTGCGTGGGATTACATGAGATCCCGATTAAGAACAACAGACCCAAACTTGCCTATCTTTATGAGGGCAACAACAAACCCGGGAGGCCCCGGGCATTCTTGGGTCAAGCAGATGTTTATTGATCCAGCCCCTGCAAACAAAACGTTTGTGGCGAAAGATCCAGAAACAGGAAAGGACTTAGTATACCCTGATGGTCACGAGAAAGCTGGGGAGCCTTTATTTTACCGTAGGTTTATTCCTGCAAGCTTGTACGACAATCCCTACCTTACCGAAGATGGGGCGTATGAGGCCAACCTTTTATCTCTTCCCGAGAATCAAAGGCGGCAACTTTTGGAAGGCGATTGGGCCATCGCAGATGGCGCGGCGTTCCCCGAGTTCAGACAGTTACACCATGTGGTTGAGCCTTTTGAAATACCATCAGACTGGCGGAGATTTAGATCATGTGACTATGGATATTCGTCGTATTCGGCAGTCCATTGGTTCGCGATAGATCCATCGTATGGAACGTTAATTGTATACCGTGAGCTTTATGTATCTAAACACACAGGCCGAGATCTAGCAAAGGCAATTCTTCAGTTAGAGCGCGGTGAACAGATGGAGTATGGTATACTAGACTCCAGTTGTTGGCATAACCGAGGTCAAATAGGGCCTAGTATAGCTGAAGAAATGATCTCAGAAGGATGTCGATGGCGTCCTAGTGATCGTAGCGCAGGAGCAAGAGTAGCAGGGCGCAACAGGTTTCACGAAGTCTTAAAATATGACGAGGAAACTAAGATGCCGGGCATAGTGTTTTTTGACACTTGCCGACAGATAATAGCAGATTTGCCTGTCATACCTAGTGACCCTAAAGGGGGCGATGATATCGATGCTAGATATAGAAGTGATCACACTTATGACAGTGTTCGTTACGGGATTATGTCTCGTCCACGAGCTAAATCGCCATTTGACGATTGGGCAACAAATAAAACGGAACCTAGCTGGAAGCCCTCTAGCATTAGCTTTGGATATTAAAAAATATGGCAATAGTAGATAAACCAGAAGAATACTCTATAGATATTAACTCAGCTTCGCTTGAAGAGGGTGATAATGTAGAACAAGAAAACCTTGAAATGGATGGCGTAGTAGGCTGGGTTGAAAGCCGCTACTCAAATTCAAACAAGTGGCGTGATCAAGATGAATCACGATGGTTAAAAGCCTACCGTAATTATCGCGGTATATACGGCCCTGAAACACAGTTTACTGATACTGAAAAATCACAAGCATTTATTAAGATTACAAAGACTAAAGTTCTTGCGGCTTATGCACAGATTGTTGATGTGCTATTCGCGGGTTCCAAATTCCCTATTGGAATTGAGGCACCAAAGAATACTTTAAATGTAGCTGATTCAGTATCATTTGATCCTAAAGAAGTTACAGAAGATAAAGTTGCAGAAGTTACTGGTGCTAAGGTATCAGCTACTATTGCACGTCCAGATATTATGGAACGTCTTGGCCCCCTTAGCAAAGATCTATCTCGTGTAGAAGAAGATCTTCGTGAGGGTGCAGGTAAGACACCAACTTCATTTACGTTTGAGCCCGCTAAAGAGATAGCTCGCGGAATGGAGAAACTAATCCATGACCAATTAGAAGAAAGCGACGCAAGTAAGCATTTGCGTAATGTTGCTTTTGAAATGTCTTTGTTCGGCACAGGTATTCTGAAGGGCCCTTTTGCCTTCGATAAGGAATACCCACGGTGGGATGAAGAGGGTGAATATGATCCTATATTCAAAGTTATTCCGAAAATCGAGTCTGTTTCGATTTGGGACTTCTACCCAGATCCAGACGCACGGAATATTAATGAGGCGGAGTACGTCATCCAGCGTCACCGTTTGAGTCGTACTCAGCTTCGTGCCTTAAACAGCCGCCCTCATTTCCGTGAAGAGTCGATTGAAATAGCCATTGAGTATGGTGCTAATTACCAACCTGAGTATTGGGAAACTGCGCTAGAAGACAATGACATGAACCCTGATGTGAACCGATTTGAGGTTCTAGAATACTGGGGAATGTTAGATCTAGACACCGCTCAAGATGCAGACATTGATATCCCTGAGAAATACTTTGACAGAGAAGAAATACAGGTCAATGCTTGGATTTGTAATGGACAGTTGTTGCGTTTGGTAATTAACCCATTCACTCCTAGCCGTATACCTTTTCACGCAGTTCCATACGAAGTTAATCCATATTCTTTCTTCGGAGTTGGGCTGGCTGAGAACATGGAAGACACCCAAGAAATTATGAATGGGTTTATGAGGATGTCGATAGATAACGCGGCATTGTCCTCTAACCTATTGATAGAAATAGACGAGACTAATCTCGTCCCCGGACAAGACCTTTCTGTGTACCCCGGTAAAATTTTTCGGCGTCAGGCAGGGGCACCGGGTCAAGCCATCTTCGGCACCAAGTTTCCGAACGTGACTAATGAATGTCTTATGATGTTCGATAAAGCACGTCAGCTAAGTGACGAAGCCACAGGTATGCCATCGTATTCACACGGTATGTCGGGCGTTATGTCTGTAGGTAGAACCGCTTCTGGTATGTCTATGCTGATGGGTGCGGCGGCACAAAATATTAAAGCAATTGTCCGTAATATGGATGATTATATGTTATCCCCACTAGGACACGCATTGTTTGCATTCAATATGCAATTCTCATTTGATAAAGACGTTGCCAAAGGTAACTTAGAAGTAGTTGCTCGCGGTACAGAGAGCTTAATGCGTAACGAAGTACGCTCACAACGCCTACTACAGTTTATGCAAATGACAGCAAACCCTGCAATGGCACCATTTGTTAAATATGATTACATTCTTAGGGAACTTTCCGCATCTATGGACTTAGATGAAGAGAAAATCCTAAATGATCCACGCGAAGCGGCAATACAGGCTAAAATGATGGCTGAGATAGCCGCTCTGATGCCTCAACCACCGCAAGGTGCACCTGAAGGCCCAATGCCAGCGGGTATGGTAGATCCAACAGGAAATGGTGGCGGAAATATAGCACCGGGAGCCGCTCCAGAACCGGGAGCTCAAGGTTTTTCTGGCGCGGGCGGCGGAGATAATGGTGGGCAAGCTCCAGCACCGCAACCACAAGGGCCAGCGCAGTAATGGACGTTAAAACTGCAAAACAAATTTTACCGCTTGTTAATAATGTAGATCATTACCCTCTTCTACAAGAATATGTATCGATGCGGATTGAAGCAATGCGAGGGTATTTAGAAAACACAAAAGAACACGACAAAATATTGGAAATACAAGGAGCAATTGCAGAGCTTCGTAGGTTCCAAACATTGCGTGAACAAGCAATTGAGGGAGCAAAAAATGGATGAACAAATGATGACAACAAAAGGTCGTAAAGTTTATCAGGACGAAGAAACTGGCGAGAATTACTCTGAGCGTTCTATTACGTTTGAAACAGAGAATGGGTGGATCACCATCCCAACTGTTGATTCTGAGGGTAACCAATATAGCCAAAGTGAGCTTGAAGATTTTGTTCGTGAGAATGGGCCCATTGATCCTCTCACAGGTGAAGAACTTCCTTTGTTTGAAACTGTGGAAGACGCAGAAGAATACGCACAAAATCGCAGTGATAATTTAATGCCAGAAGGTGAAGAGCCTGAGATGGAAATGTATCATGGTGGCATGGCGTGTGGTTGTGAAGGTGGCGATGATTGCGACTGTGGAATGGGTGATGTTGGGTACGACGAAGTATCAGGTAATCCCGTACCCGCTGGGTCAAATAAGATGAATGTGCGTGATGATATTCCCGCTGTTTTAAGTGATGGCGAATACGTTGTTCCCGCAGATGTGGTAAGATACCACGGCTTGAAAACTTTCATGGGCTTACGCGATGAAGCCAAGATGGGCTTGATGATGATGCAAGCTGAAGGACAAATTAAATCTCTAGAAGACGAAGAAGAAGAGGATACTGTTGAGTGCCCTACTTGTGGTGGCACTGGAGTAGTTGACGGCGAGGAATGTGAACACTGTGAAGGTTACGGATATCACTACGCCGACGAGATTGAATATGAAGATAGTGATGAAGAGGTTGCTGAAGAGGAAGAGGAGTATGAAACTCCCGAAGGCAACAAGGTGGACACGGCAGTTAATGAAGTCGTGGAAGAATTTATGTCGCCTGATGACGTTGAAGATGAAGAAGAGGAAGACTTGTACCCAACTGAAGAAGGTCAATTTACTTACAAACCTTCGGTGAAATTCGCCGTTATGAAGATGAAGTAAACACACAATTTGCGTGGGAACGGGCTACCCGCAGACCCTCTCAATTTCGAGAGCTACTTTGAGGCCCCCAAGGAGTAAATATGGCTAAGTACCAAGGAGCGTATCGCGATGAAGCGGACGCAGAAGAAAACGTGCAAGATCTTATGCAAGAAAACGCACAAGAAGATAATTTAAATGCAGACCCAGAAGAGGGTTCATTTAAAAAACGATACGGTGATCTTCGTCGGCATATGCAACAGTCTATGCAACAGAAGGACGCCCAATTAAACCAGATGCAAGAGCAATTGTCTCAAGCAACTAAGCAACAAATTAAGTTTCCTAAAACTGAGGAAGAAGTGGCCGCTTGGTCTACCAAGTATCCAGATGTTGCAAAAATTATCGATACCATTGCCCAAAAGCGTGTGCAGGAAGCTTTGGCTATCGGAGAAGTAGAGCTTAATAAAGTTAAACAGCTTGAGGTTAAGATTAACCGTGAGAAAGCTGAAAAAGAACTGAGGGATACACATCCTGATTTTGATAAGATCCGTTCAAATAAGGACTTTCACGATTGGGTTATGCAACAGCCTCAATATGTTCAAGATGCTCTATATAAGAATAATACAGATGCTAGAGCGGCTTCTCGTGCAATTGATTTGTACAAAGCCGATAAAGGTATTAAGCGTAAACGTAAGGCTTCACCGCAAGATGCGGCTCGTTCAGTCGGACGTACAAGCAGTGCCAATGCTCCAGTATCAGGACGTGCTCGTTTCACAGAGAGCCAAGTAGGGAAAATGTCTCCAAAAGAATATGATGCTAATGAAGACGCAATACTTGAATCAATGCGAAATAACTCGTTTGTTTACGACATATCTGGGGGAGCTCGGTAATATCACTTGTAAAGGTACGAAACTCGTGGTATACTAACCTCAGCTATTGAAACTAATTGACACTTGTTAATTGTTTCTAACTGCACGGAGCCGCGTCATTAGACGCCTACCTCCATTTTTAACTTTCAGAATATATCGATAAGAACACCTGAAACGTTTGGCCCTCATCACTAGTCTCGTACAGGATTAGGGGTGAAGTTACCCAAGTAGTGTCAGCCCTTAGCCCCGATAACATTTCTGTTCAGTACCAACTAAACCCCTAATTGGGCATTAAGACCCAATTGTTTAGCCTACTCAACAAGGAGAATATTATGGCTTTTGCAAAAACAGGCGGACACGGAAATTTGCCAAACGGAAATTTCAGTCCGGTAATTTATAGTCAGAAGGTTCAAAAAACCTTCCGCAAATCTTCTATCGTAGAAGATGTAACAAACACCGATTATTTTGGTGAAATCGCGAACTATGGTGACAGTGTTCGTATTATCAAAGAACCGGAAATCACAGTTAGCTCCTATGTAAGGGGAACTCAATTAGCTACGCAAGATATCGCAGACGCTGATTTTTCTCTAATCGTAGATCAAGCAAACTACTTCCAGTTCGCAATGGACGATATTGAAACCGCTCATTCACACGTTAATTTCATGGATCTGGCAACAGACCGTGCGGCTTATCGTTTGCGTGACGAGTTCGATGGCGAAGTTCTTGGCTACCTAGCTGGCTGGGAAAAAGACAGCAATGGCGATTGGGTTCGTCGTACAGCGGCAAACGGCACAAAAGCTGACAGCACTGCTGGTGCAGACGAATTGCTTGCGGCTAACAAATTGGACATCACTGACTTTGGTGGTGCTGACTTGGGTGTTGCAGGTGAAGCAACTTCAATTCCATTGTCCGCAGGTGGCGGCGCGTCTGGTATCACATCTCCTCTAGCTATGCTTAACCGCGTTGCTCGTCAGATGGATCAGGCTAACGTTGACACTGAAGGTCGTTGGTTCGTTGCAGATCCGGTATTTTACGAGATCTTAATGGACGAACAGTCAAAATTCGTTTCAGCGGACTTTGGCGGTGGCGATGAAATTCGCAACGGTCGTGTAGGTAATGGTCTTATCCGTGGTTTCCGCGTGTATAAGTCTAACAACCTTCCATATGTGGGTACTGGATCAGGTACTACTCTTTCTACAGGCTCCGAGACTAACTTCGGCGTCATGGTAGCAGGACACGATTCAGCGGTAGCAACTGCACAACAGCTTGCTAAAACTGAGTCTTTCCGTGATCCAAACACATTCGCGGACAAGGTTCGTGGGATGCAACTTTATGGCCGGAAGATCCTCCGCCCAGAAGCGTTGTTCACTGCAAACTATAACGTAGCTTAACGCTAATTGGGAGTGCTCTCTTCATGGGGGCACTCCTTTTCTATATGGAAAAGAGATAATTTACTGTGTCTACATTTCTTGATTTAACAAACCAGTTGCTTCGTAGATTGAATGAGGTTGAGATTGCTCAAGCTGATTTTCCTACGCAACGTGGTGTTCAGGCAACAGCAAAAGACGCAATAAAAAATGCCATCGCAAAAATCAATCAAGCTGAATATGAGTGGCCGTTTAACGCAGTAGAACACACTCAGCTTTTAGTTACAGGTCAAGAAGATTATTCATGGCCTCAATATTTAAAAGTAGCTGACTTTAACTCCTTTCAACTACAGGCAAACAGTAGTCTTGGAGTAACACATACGTTACTAAATTATATTGATCGCGATACTTATTACAGAAATTATAAAGATCTTGATGATAACGCAGGTTCCGCTGGTAGGGGCACACCTACAACTGTAGCGGAAGGATTTGGTAATGGTTATACAATCACGCCATCTCCAGACAATTCGTATACAATCAAGTTTAGATATTACCAAACGCATAATGATTTGGTTGCTTACAGTGATTTAACTCGCATTCCAGATACTTACGACAATGTAATTATCGAAGGTGCCCTTATGCAAATGTATATGTTTAGAGATAACATGGAAGCCGCTGGTATTTCAGCGCAGTTATTTCAACAAGGCGTCAAAGAAATGCAAGGCATCCTAATGAACAAATACGAGGCTATTAGAGATACTCGTATATCAATTGATGTCAGAAACAATAGGCTGTTCATTTAATGCCAGATCGTATTCAGTCGTTCAAAGTTATATGTGGCGGTGGGCTGAACTCAAATGAGAACCATTTAGATCTCTCTGAGAATAACCCGGGCTCTGCAACACGGCTTGTTAACTATGAAGTTAGCTTGTTTGGTGGGTATAGACGGATTGAAGGTTTTCAGCCTTATGATGCGACTTATCAAGAAGTAGATCCTGATGATTGTGAAGGGCGAATACTAGCCTTATCAATTTTTAAAGATGATAACTTAAATGAGACAATCATCTTGGCGGCACGGAAAGTTAAGAAGTTTAGGTTCTTAGCTACTTTTGCACAAAGTGCATTTACGGGTGCAGACACTAATAACCGTACCGTCGATTTGCCATTTAGTAGTGATGTACACGTTTATAAAAATGGTACTCAATTAGGAAATATTACTGATTTTACTGTGTCAGGAAATACAGTAAATTTGGTTACTCCAGCGGCGTCTGGGGATATTATTGAGATAGATCCAAATGAGTATTGTTTCTACAGATATGTTTTTGGTGCAGGATACGCAAAATACACTTTAGATCATGGTGCAAGACGTAAGACCCTAACAACTTTAGGGGATCAGTTAACTAAGATTAGAAACGAAGCATTTAACTTTGGTGATGGTAACCATATTTGTTTTGTAGACGGTTGTGGCCCAGCTATTGTATTTGATGGATCACATTGGGAAGAGCTTACTGTAGCAGGGGCAGGAACAAGCCCAGACGATAGTGGACATAACTCTCAAACAGGTGGTGGTGATCAGTGTTTAACCTCTCCTTCACTTGTAGGCGTATTTGAAAACCATTTGTTTATTGGTGGTAATGTTTTAACAGAAGCCATTATTGCTCACTCAGCACCAAATGCATGGTATGATTTTAAAGCTACAGCGGGTGCAGGGCAAGTATCAGTAGGCTTTGACGTTGTACAATTTAAACCCTTCCGAGATAATTTATTTGTATTCGGATCAAACGGAATTAAAAAGATCACGGCGGATGTTACCGCTGGATTTATTATAGATCAGGTAACGTCGAATGTTGGATGTATTGCTAGAGATAGTGTCCTTGAAATTGGTGGTGATCTGGTATTTTTAGCCCCTGACGGTTTACGTCCTGTGGCAGGAACTTCCAGAATTGGTGACGTAGAATTAGAAACAATTTCTAAACCTATTCAACAGCTACTTACAGACTTACCTAAAGATTACGATTTAGATTCTCTTGTAGGCGTAGTGATTAGATCCAAATCTCAATTACGATATTTTGTAGGAGATGCGGATACAGCTACTACAGATAGTTACGGGTTTATTGGTGGATTAAGATCCGCTGACCAGCGACTAGGTTGGGAGTTTGGAGAGCTAATAGGTATTAGAGCAAGCGCAACAGCATCTGCGTATGTAAATAGACGAGAACTTGTACTCCACGGCGATTATAATGGTAAAATTTACCAACAAGAAGTGGGAACTACTTTTGATGGCAACGACATATTAGCCATCTACGGCACACCATATTACGACTTTGGTGATACTGAAGTTCGTAAGACGATGCGAAAAGTAAACACATTTGTTCGTGCGGAAGGCCCCTTCACTTTGAACATGGCAATTAACTACGATTGGGATGATCCCACAGTTAGCCGCCCATCTTCATATGCACAAGAATCTAAGGGGGCTCCAGTTCGCTATAAAGGCAGAAATATTAACTACGGCGGACTTAACATTAACTACGGCGGTAACGAGAAGCCTATCGTAACCACGTCAATTCAGGGCTCGGGGTACGCTACCCAGCTAACTTTTGTTACGCTTGGAGACTTTGACCCCTACAGCATACAGGGCGTTGTATTTGAATTTAGTATTGCGGGAAGACGATAAATGGCAGGATATACAAGACAGTCAATAGCAAACATTGTAAACGGATCTAATATTACGGCTCCGCCTTTGAATGCTGAATTTAACCAGCTTGCGGTAGCGTTTGATCCTACTACAGGGCACACACACGATGGCTCGGCTGGTAGCTCTCCAAAAATCGATCTTACAACTTCTATTACTGGCTACCTTCCTGCTACTCACGGTGGTAACGGCGGTAAGAATAATACTACAGCTACGGCTAATCCAACTACATCAGATGATTTTAACTCTGGGTACGCCCCCGGTTCTATTTGGTTAAATTCTAGTAATGGCCGCGTATTTTTCTGTGTAACTAACACATCAAGTAACGCAGTTTGGGCTGAAGCGTTAGCAATCAC